CGCGATTATAGGTACAAATACTCAGGTAGGTGGTGCGTTTACTGGTATTAATTTGACGACTGGCGTGCCCATTCACACTGTGCTTGCCTTTGATCAAACTAACGGATTGAGGGCGTATAATGACGGGGTTGTCTCAACAAATACATTCCCAACTGGATCGCCAATGGATGCGACAGCATCGAAGCAAGCGTGGATAGGGAACTACTCAGCATCTACAGCTAGGCGTTATGCGGGTACGCTCACAGTGCTTGGCGCTGCAAAATTTGAAATAGATTCAGATTGGGCAACAATATCAAATAATAATTTATCTAGTCCTGACGCGTTTTATGCATTTGGAGTTGAAGAATTTGAGTCTGTTGGTGCCGTAAATCTTGCAGGCAATGCCGCCAACGAATCAACCACAGCTGGCACGGCCAGCTTCGTCATCCCTATTGTCGGTGCTTCAGTTTCACTAGCAACCGCAGACGCAACCATTACAGCCGCTATTCCTTTTGCGGGTGATGTTGCAAGCGTGACAGATGTTGACGGCAATCTGTCGCTGTCAGTCGGTATGCACGGTTCCATGTTGTCCGATGCTGTGGCCTCTGCATTAATCTCTAGCAGTTCACCGTTGTTTGGATCAGCAGACAGCCAGGCAGATGCAGCGGCGGATTTGTCGATTGATGGTGGTTTTGCAGGCTCGATGTTGGCAGATGCTATGGCTAATGGTGATTTAGGTCTCTCATTCAGTTTTGATGGCGTGGCTTTGTCAGAGGCTATGGCGCAGGCGGTGTTGTCGACGGGTTCATCGGTGGATCTGTCAGGCCACATGGCTGCAGAGTCATCGGCCAACTCATCTTCACTGCAGATGGCGGTGCCTGTATTCGGTGTCTCTGCATCGGCTGCTGATGCCGATGGCGTACTGACCACCATAGTGCCTTTAGAGGGTGCCGGTGCCTCTGTCACAGCCATGCTTGGTTCGCTTGATGTCGGCATTGGCTTTGCGGCTAGTGCTAATGCAGACGCGATGGTCAATGGCATGATGAGCTTCAGGGTCAACCTGTCAGCAGATGCGGTGGCACAGGCGGCGGCCTCGGGGCTGTTGTCAGGTGCTGGCGACCTGGTGAGTGATGCCCGTTACCTGTCACCGCACAAGCCCCGTGCCTGGGTATCAAATTGGAATTAAGGAGCTGTTGTCTTGAGTACATTGGATGAAAAAGACCCCACCGAAAAGGTGCCGGTCACGTTCCAGTTTGATGCCCCGCCAACGGGTAATATTGTGATCGAGATCAGTGTGACCCGTGGTCGTGCAGATCCAGACACCAACACCATGCCGGTGGGTGCCTCTCAGGTTACGGGCAATGATGTGTTGCAGTTGATTGGTGCCGGTCTTGATGATCGTGATTACCTGCTGCGCTGCACGGTAGACCAGGGCAATGAGCGCTATGTAAATTCCTGTGTTCTGCCTGTCAGACGTTCAAATGGTCGTTAGGGGTTTGTTATGAAACGGATTGCTTTACCAGAGATCGAGCCTATTAGCTATGACCAGGCTGTTGACCAGCTGGGCATGACCAGTGCAGATGCTGACAATCATCGCGCCATGATTGAGGCCTTGATTGCGGTGGCACGCACAGAGGCAGAGACAGAAACTGACCGGGCGCTCATCACCCAAACCTGGCAGGCGACTTTTAACTGCCTATCTACCCCTTTAAAGCTTGCGCGTCAGTCGGTTCAGTCGGTGGTGTCTATCACCTATGTTGATGCTGATGGTGCCACCCAAACCTTGGCTGAAGATCAATACCGCCTGACTGGCTGGGATAGCAGCGAAATCATCCCAGCTTATGGCGTGACCTGGCCAACCCCTCGGGGTGATGTTGATTGCGTCACTGTTACTTGGGTGGCGGGTTATGGTGATGATGTTGATGATGTGCCGCCACCGATTCGTCAATGGTTATTGGTGCGCCTTGCCACTTTGTTTGAACATCGTGAAGAGGTGATCACTGGCACTATAGTCGCAAGGATTCCAACCATTGATTCGCTGCTGTCGCCCTACAAGGTGCTTAGCGTATGAGGGCTGGCAAACTACGGTTCCTTGTCTCGCTGCAGTCAGCAACGGCTGTTGAGGATGACTATGGTGAGGATGTTACTACCTTCACCGAATATGCCTCCGTGTACGCCGATATCATCCCTTTAAGTGGCAAAGAGTTTTTTGCCGCACAGCAGGTGAATAGTGAGATCACTATCAAGGTCATCATTCGTTATCGTGATGACGTTAAGGCATCGCATCGGGTCGTTTACAACAACCAGGTCTTTGAGATTGCTGCGCCGCCAATCAATGTGCGCATGAGAAACCGTGATCTGCAGTTGCTCTGCAAGGTTTTGTCATGATTGATTCTATTGAATTTGAGCCATCCCCAGCCAAGCTGGTGAAAGAATTGCGTGGTCTGTCAGAGGATCTGCAGCGCAAGGCGGTTGACGCTGGCCTGGTCACATCCATGAAGCCTATTAAGGCGGCTATGAAGACTACAGCACCACGCAATAAGCATGGTTATATTGCAGACTCAATCGGTCATCGCAACGTAAGTAAAACAGCCAAGGCGCGTCTGGGTATTGACCCTGAAGATCGCGCCAAGCTGGTTGGTCCAACCAAGAAAGTAAATATCAACGACAAAAAGATCGGTCTGGGGCGTTTGGCTCACCTACTGGAAGAAGGTACTGCCCCTCATCTAATTAGGTTCAAAAACAAAAAGGCGTTGCATGGCAATGGTAATTGGTTTGCGCAAGAGGTAAAGCATCCAGGCATTAGAGCCACTTACTTTATGGCTAACTCGCTGGCTATTCATCAATCGCGGGTGCCAGCCTTGTTTTACCAGGGGCTGGCCAAGCACCTTAATAAACGAAAAAAATAATGAACCCGCAAATTGTAATTGACGCGCTCACAGCCACGGCTGCATTTGGGCAAGTTGCTGCTGCGCCTGTGTCTGTCGGCAAGCCGTCTATAGATACGGGCAAGGCCATCAAGGGTTTGTTGAGAAATCGTTTCTCGGGAAACTTTGACCCACTGACTTTGGGTGATGCGCCAGCGCACCCATCCATGGTTTATCAGTTGGTCAGCAGCGGTTGGTTGCGCTTATTTGGCCATGCCATTGTTCATACTGATCATTATGTTTTTTATCTGCGTACAGAGTCGTATGCAGAGCTGATCACCACGGCACATGCAGTGGTCACAGACATTGAGGCCAGCAGCTATGCCATCGAGGTCACAGACATGCTGGTTGACTACGACGACCAGCAAAAACTCTACCGCTGCAACATGGAGATTGCCTTCACCCAGCCAGCGGGTGAAGGTTCGCTGCCTGCTGCCCTGGTCTATCCGCTGGCCATAGAATCAACAGAAACGGCTTATGACAACTGTGATGAGCAGCTGCAAACGAACCGTTATGGCGTGGCGGTGTTAACCAAAAACAATGACCTGCACGCCCTGGTTGCCACATCAACCAGCGCCTTGCAGGGTCTGCAAGAAACCAGTGAGCACCATCCCATGCAACACCAGTCAGGTGAGCCGATGGAAACGCCAGGCAGCTTGGCTATGTGGAATAGTGTGTTTTTTGATCGTGTAACCAAGTAACTAAGGAGCCAACCCCATGCCTTTATATGAAACTGATAAGGACGGCAAAAAAAAGCTAGTCCATCAAACCAAACCAGCCAAGCCAGGCCAGTCAAAGCAGGCAGCGGCCTCTGGCACTGAATCCGCTAACAGCAAAGCGGCCACCCCAACCAAGAAAGAGGAGAAGTAAGTAATGGATATTCGCTTTGCGTCGAAAGCCTTTCACGCCAAGGCTGAGGGCACCAAGGGTGTTGACTCTTCGCCTGACAAAACAAATCGTATCTTTACCCGTGACCTGGCAGGCAAGGTTTATGACGGCAATCGTCAGCAGGTTGAATACGATGGTGATAATGGCCGTAATCGTCCATCGGTCATGGCAGGTGAACATAGCTCGTTCAATATGAAATTTGATTTTGCAGGCAGCGGCACTAATAACATTGCCCCGCCGTATGCCGACATCCTGCGTGCCTGTGGTGTTGATGTGACTGTAGGTGCTTCCGATGTCACCTACACTATTGCCGATGAGATTATAGACAGCGTATCTGGTTATTTTTCACGCGATGAAGGCATTGGCATCCAATTATATAAATCACTTGGTATGCAGGGTGTGGCTGGCATTGAGTTTGCCCGTGGCCAGGTGCCAGCCTGGGTGGTTTCACAGTTAATGGGTTCTTATATTCAGCCGGTTTATAACCCCTCAGCCTTGGGGGGTTCGCTGCCAACTCAAGTGCGTGGCGTGCCAGTGTCAAATGCCAACACCACAACAGCCTCGCTTGATGGTGTGGATGTCTGCCTTGAGTCATTGACGCTTGATAACGTTGGTCACTCTGTTGAGTTTTATAATTCGCCCAACTGCAATGAAGCCAAAGCACAGCCGGTGCCAATAACAGGTTCTATCACACTTAAGGATGAAGGTGTTCAGGCACATAACTGGGTTGCTAAGGCTGAGAGTCACGCTGCCATTGTCGGTGTACCACTCATCCTGGCGCACGGCACAGCAGCTGGCAACATCATGTCCATCCCTGGTGTTCCTGTTCAGATCACTGACATTGATGAGACTGAGATCCAGGGCGTGAAAGCCTGGAACTTGAAGGTGCTGTTCCAAGCTGAGCCTTCGATCATTCAAACCTAACAAAACCGAATAGCTGCCTGGGGTGTTATCCGTGCCTTGGGTGGCTTTTTTATCAACGGATATCTCCTTGATCGGATGTTGCCGCCAGTTTCCCTGGCGGCTTTTTTTTAACAATATTCAACGGATAAAGAATATGGCTTATAAACCTGCAAGCAAAACTGTCAAACGTGAAATTTTAATGGATCGCCTTAACACCGATGGCGATGCTGAAAGCGTTGGCTTCACCATGATTTTCAAGCGCCCTGATCGTAAGTCGGTCAAGCACTACCGTGATCAGATCAAGGCAGAGCAAAAACGTCTGACTGATCAGTTTAAGGCTAATGAAGAATCACCAGAAACGGCCATTGAAATTGATGTTCAAGAGACTATCGAAACCGTTCAAGTGAAGTACATGAAAGACCGCATCACGGGTTGGGCAGATGTGCAGGTGATCAACGGTGATGGTGATCTGTCGTCTGAATTCAATGCTACCAACCTGGATGTGTTCTTGACTGATATTGATGTTATGAACGCTGTGCTGGAAGATCACAGAAAGCTGACTCAGGGGTATAGAGAGTCAGCAGCAAAAAACTTATCGACCTCGGGCGATACTGGGCAGCTGGAAGCGTAGCGCCTAAGGTCAATCGAGACAACGAAACAAGCTCAATGCAAAAGCTGGGTTATAGCCCGGCTGAAATTGAATCAGAACTGGCTTTTCTTGATGACGAGCAAGGCCCGCAAGACTTCGAGATATGGCCAGACAATATCCCGGCCTTTAATGCCTTTAAGTCGATTAATCATCATTGGCATCTGGCACCACTGAGCAATGAGCGTGTGGGGCTTAACTATGACGCCCTGGCCAGACATCTGCAGTTCACCTATCGCAATAAATGGAAAAAGCAGCGCAGACTTTATCAGCAGATTCAGTTGATAGAGCGCGGAGCGATTGCTCAATGGTCTGAGGCAAGGGCAAAGCGGTAAAGCAGCAAGGGGAGGCGACTCCCCTTTTTTATTAACTTGGGAATCTTGGCATGGCAAAGAACTACAAAGCAGGCATTGTCATCACGGGCGATGCCAAGGGTGGCGTTAAGGCGGTCAATCTCACAGGTGACGCCTTAGCCAAACTCAACAAATCCCAAAAAACAAACCGCGTTTCTACTCGCAAGTCGAAGGATGAAAACAAATCGTGGGCGCTGTCCTATAACAAGGTGGCTGCTGGTATTGGCTTTGTCAGTTCTGCTGTGGCCGGTTATTCACTTCAGGCAGTGATCAGAGACACCGTTGCCGTTACCCGTGAAACTGACGCATGGGCCAGAGCGGTGGGCGTGTCAACGCAAACCCTAACCCAGTGGAACTATGTAGGTGAACAGGCCGCCCTGCAGCAGGGCAAGATGGGCGACATTTTCAAGGATACCTCAGAGAAGATTGCTGATGCCTATATGAACGGTGCCGGTGAAGCGGCTGAGGTGATTGAAAATCTTGGGCTGAAAACAAAAAACCTGATTGTTTTGTCACCCGAAAAGCAGTTGCTTGCTATTGGTGATGCTTTGGAAAGTCTTGAAACCCGTGGTCAGAAGATTCAAGTACTGGAGTCACTGGCGAGTGATGCCAGCCTGTTGCTGCCTTATCTGGAGGATGACGCCAAACTGCTGCATCAAGTCGCCCAGGAAGCACTCGTCACTGGCAAGGCCATAAGCAATATCGAGGCATCCCAGCTGGTTGTGATCGGCAAAGAGTTTAACAAGTTGGCGGCGCAATCAACGGGTCTGGGCAACAATCTGAGCGTGGCCCTGTCACCTGCTATTTACGGTGCTACACAAGAGATCAACCGTCTCACTGGTGAGTGGGGCGGCATGGGTAACATGGCAGACAAAGCAGTTGATCTTGCTGTTGGTGGTTTGGGCGTTGTTTTGGATGTTGGCCAGGAAGTACGCAAGCTGCTGAAAGTGTCAGAGATCCGCTGGTTGCACATGGGTAAAGTTGGGCTTGATGCCTTTGTTGGAATGGGTCAGGCCGGTGTTGACCTGCTGAACCTGTCAATGCAACCAATTCGTACCGTACTAGGTACTATTGTTAAGGGTTGGGGTTATCTGATTGACCTGGCTGCTGATGTTACTGGCAATGAGGCCTGGAAAGAGGCGGCTAAATTTGCCCTGGGCTACGGGGATGCGATTAAAACAACCATTTATAAGATGGGTGATTTTGTTGGCCTGCAAAAAAAACTTGAAGCTCAGTTGGTTGAGTCACATAAAGAGCTTGACGATCTGCTAGAGGCAAAAGCCCCTAGTGACGAGTTAAACGAGTGGCTGGCGCGTAATAAAGAAGAGCTTAAGAAGGTGGCTATTGCCGCCCTTGAAGCAGCGGCTGCCAAAGATGTTAATTCAGCGTCAACCAAAACCCTGGTGAATGCCAATAATGATTTAAAACACTCGCTTGGCCCTGTTGCGCAGATCTATAAAGACACTGCTACCAGCATTCGTGGTGCTTGGCGTGGTGCCTTCCGTGACATTCTTGATAACCAAAACTCATTCGCTGATCGTATGCTGAATGTGTTTAAAGACTTGCTGGCCGACATGGCCACCATGGCTATCACGCAGCCGATAATCATCCCGATGGTGCAGGGCTTGGGCGGCCTGCTAGGTGTGCCCGGTGCGTCGCAGGCAGCGGTGGCCCAACAGCTTGGCGGCGGCGGTGGCTCTTTGTTGTCGGGTGCGGCTGGTATTGCGGCCACCACAGGCGGTGTGTCTGCACTAGGCACCTTTGGTACAGGCGCAATGGCTGGCTTAAACGGTGGTTTTGGCGCGGCCTCTGCATTGTCTGGCACAACAACATTGTCAACAACAATGGGCGCTTATGCCGGTGCGGCATTGCCGTGGGTAGCGGGTGCCCTGGCGGTTAATCAGGCCATTAAAAACGCTGGTCATGGTGACTGGGAGACAAAGGGTTCCGGTTTTAATTTGGACTATAGCGGTGGCCGAATTACAGGCGAGTCGTTTGAAGATCAACGAAAGTATGGCGGCTGGTTTCATAGTGATCGACATAGAACAACGACCGAGGAATTAAGCGCTGATGCGTCTGGTGATTTGAATTTTGCCTTTGATAACATTGAAAACAGTTTAACCGCCATGGCCGATTCGCTTGGCTTGAGTGCAAAGGCGGTTGAAAGTTTTACAACTTCTACTTCTATTTCATTGCACGGGCTGTCTGAACAAGACGCAGCAGCGGCCATTGATGAATGGGTGTCAGGTGTTGCTGATGAGATGGCATCCAGCTTGTTTGGCCGGGGTGGCATTAACCTTCAAGAGCTATTTGAAAGCGGCAATTTGTTTGATTATTTTAAACGAGGCCTCGACGACTTTCAGGCACATGGTGAAAGCCTATACCAGACTTTGCAACGTTTGACCGCCGAAACGGCCACGGTTGATGGCGTGCTTGATGCGCTAGGCCTTGATCTTAGCGCGATGTTTAAAACGCTCTATTCGCAATCAGAATACGCGACTGATTTGGTAGATGCCGCTGGTGGCGGTGATCGCCTGGTTGCTCTAACAAATAAGTATCTCGAAACATTTCACACGCCAGAGGAGCTAATCGAAAAGGCGCTGACTGATGCCACCACCGGCATGGATGAAATGCTGAGTGGTCTTGGTGCGGGTCGTGATGGCTTCAGAGCGCAATTTGAGGCGGTGCAGGGCAGTCTTGCCCCTGATGATCTGGTTGCCTGGCTTGAAGCGGCTGGTGCTATTGCCTTAGTGACAGACCTTGAAAAAAATCTTGCAGATGTGCGCGAGAATGCGTTAATTGATGGCGTGCTTGATGGCATGGTGGGCGCATTTCGCCTGGCGGCAGGTGAGCTTGGTGCAATCCATGCGAGCTTAACTGCACAAATCAGCGCCACCCGGGGCAGCGTGTCTCAATCCATCGCCCGTGTGCTGGGCACTGATGTGTTATCGATTGATGATATGCGTGCTCAGTTGGGCGTTGGTTCTGTTGAAGATCAGATTGGCATAGTTAACGGTCTGCGTGATGCGATTGTGTCGCGCTATGATGTTGAGGCTCAGGCTGCAGAGCAAGCCCACCAAGACCGTTTGCGTGAATATGAGCAACTGAAAAACATGGCCAATCGGTTGCATGGTTATGTTGAAAACCTGCTGGTGTCTGACCTGTCACCACTAACCAATGAACAGCGTCTGAGTGAAGCTAAAAGACAGTACGGCTCTTTGCTGTTGTCTGCCCGTGCTGGTGATGCTACTGCATTGTCTGGTTTGCAAGGGGCTTCAAGCACATATCTGAAAGAGGCTCAGGGTTTTTATGCTTCATCGGATCAGTACAGCTCAATATTTGATTCGGTGCGCAGTGAGCTGGGTAGCGTTGCTGATGGCGTATTAAGCAGGCCTGCACCAGAACTCAGCACGGCTGAGCTGGCTGCACAGCTGCTTGATCTTCAAGGCGATGCTGTTAGCAGCCTGCAGCAATTGGGGCTAGACCTTGTTGCCCTTCAGGCGCAAGCCGACGACGAATTGCAAACCGGCCTTGAGGGTCTGGAGGAGCAATTCAGCATTGATATGGGCAGCGTTGTTGCTGGGCTTAAAGAAAACGCCAACCTAACCAGCGCCCCGATTGTTGATGCCATGGCCAAGCTGGAGCAGCAGCAAGTTGATACTGTTAATCTGTTGGCCGAAATATCTGCTGAAGTAAGCGGCGCGGCAACACAAGCCAGTGAAGATGCCGCCGGACAGACTGATGCCCTGGTTGCGATGGGCAATCAACCCAACCCGGCGGCGGTGGCTTAGATGGCTATCACAGAAGCACAGTATGAAGCCTGGCTGGCCAATGATAATCAGCGCCGTTGCGTATTGGCCGAGGCCCATTATCACGATGGTATCAGTGAAAAAGTACGTTACTTTGCAACCACGCCATTCGTTTCAGGCCCGGCGGATACGCCAGCCAATCAGCCTTATGATGATCTGTTAAAGGACGTGCCAGAGATTCGCTCGGTGATTGATGCCGATGAGGCGCTGGGCACGTTACGGCTCACCAATCTGGGCGGCATTATTGATGGATGGCTGGATGATGCCTTTGCCGGATGGCCATTGAAACTTTATCTCGGGTCGCCTGACTGGTCGCGTGATGATTTTCGTTTGGTGTTGAATGGTATTTGCAGCGGTATAGAGTCGCCATCGTCTAGCGTGTTGGCGTTGAACGTTAAAGACAAACGTTATTTGTTAGACGTGCCATTGCAAAACAATCTGCTGGCCAGTAATGAACCCAAGCCAATCTGCCTGGGGTCGGTGTTTAATATTGAGCCGGTACTTGTGAATGCAGCCACACACACATACCAGGTGCATGATGGCGCTGTCAGTAATATTGTGGTGCGTGATAACGGCGTGGCCATTAGCCCTAGCATGAACCTAGGTAATGGCAAGTTTAGTTTGGGCGCCGCGCCTGTTGGTCGTCTGACTTGCGATGTGGTTCAAACAACCAATACCGCTGCCACTATGATTGATTGGCTTGCCAGGCGGGTTGGCTTGGTGTCCGCTGAGATTGATTCCGCCAACCTGGCCGCCTTTGCCAATACGGCAACCCTGGGACTGTATGTGCGTGATCAACGCACGGCCGCCGAGTGCATGACGGATGTTGTGCGTAGCTGTGGTGGCTTCTATCGTTTTGATCGTTCTGGCCTGTTGCAGATTGTTAGGCTTGAAGCCCCTGGTGCCTCTGTGTTGTCGCTTGACACCGATGACGTGGCGGAAGGGGGCTTGACTGTGCAAAAAATCGAACAGCCCCGTTCACGTATTCGCCTGAGCTATAAGCGCAATTGGTCGGCGCAAGATGCTGATTCATTGGCGGGTAGTGTGTCGGAATCAAACCGTGATTTGTATAGCCGTGAATACAGCACGGTAACGGCTGACAATGCGGCGATAAAAACACAGTATCCCTTGGCAGATGAACCCGATGTGATCGAAACACTGTTTGCTAATCAGCCTGATGCTCAGGCAGAGGCAAACCGGCGCATGACCATGCGAGGTCAAAAGCGCATTGTATATAAGATCAAATCATTTTCCGCGCCGTTTCAAATTCATATTGGTGACACGACTACAGTGATATACCCGCGCCACGGGTTTGCCGCTGGTGCGGGTGCTGTGGTGGTGGGTCTGCGT